CCAAAGAAGCCCCAAAGCAAGAAAGGCGTGGAAGACCTAAAAAAGATAAACCTGCTCGTGTAGGTGATCTTGTTGGCGGTGGCGCAGCAGAAGAAAGCGTAGAATTAGACGAACGCAAACGCAAGCGTCGTAAAACAGCAGCCTATGGCCCTGGACCATATGGATGGTATGGATACTATGCTGGTTATAGTGGAGACGGCGGCGAAGGCGGTGGAGGGGATGCTGGTGCAGCAGAAGATTATCATCCTAATGACCCTCCTCCAGGCCCTGAATTTAAACCAACAATGCCCAAAGGTACAATGCGTGTGGATGTAAGCGACGTATACGATTGGTATAAACTAGGCAAAAATATACCAAATCTTAAAAATGTAGATCGCAGGCAATTTGGTAAGGGTCCTCCTAGCACTATAATTAGTTTTGGCTCAGAAGAAGGTGAACACAAATACATTAAAGATCTACAACGTTTAGGTCTTTCTACTACTGATATCGACCCTGCTTCACATAAAAAAATGCGAGGTCAAAAAGTAGATCCTACCTATAATGTAGCAGAGTCAGTAAAAGTCACAATGAAACAAAGTCTTTACGAAAACATAGTTGCTACAGATTTTATGAGCGCACTAAAAGACTTTTTGCCCATAGCAATGCGTGTATTAAAAATATCAAAACTACCACATATTAAACTAATGAAAGATGTAGGTGATGAACATCAACCTACATTTGGTCGTTTTAAAAATGATGAACTTATAATAGATATTGGTTTGAATAATAGACACCCTAATGACATATTAAGAACACTGGCACACGAATTGGTTCATTTCAAACAAATGATGGACAACAGACTAAACCCACATAGTGGGGACACAGGCAGTCCAGAGGAAAATGAGGCCCACGCTGTAGCAGGTGTTATAATGCGACATTTTAATAAGATACATCCACAGTATCTGCGTGGGCAACCTTTGGACTTACAAGAAACTGCCACAGCAGGTGCTACCAGTGCTGGTAATGTCAGCGTAGGACCATTCGTTAAAAATAAACGAGCAAGAAAACAGCCCGTTGGTGCCAATGCCTTAGACGGCAACAATTTATTGGCCATTGGAGGCGTTGTTAAACGCTAAATATATAGAAATCCGGAGAATTCTCAAATGCACGATATGATGAACAGACCAGACGACCATGAAGCCAAAATGGCTCGTGCTGACTTATTCAAACTGGCCCAATATAGTTTTAAACTATTTAAAATGATTCAAGACAATCAAGAACTTGAAGGTTGGGTTCAGGCCAAAATTACTAAGGCTGCTGACTATATTAGCAGTGTATATCACTATATGCAGTATGAAATGAAAGTTAGTGAGTATGGTGATCATCTTGAAAACGCAGAAATGTATAGCGAAAGCGTTCGTAAAGCATTTGAACAACGTCTTACTGAAGCACGTAATAAGGCAATTAAGGCCAAGATGAAGGCACTTAAAGAAAGTGACTACGAATATTACTTTGGCAAAGACAAACCAGACAGTGGTGGTAGCAAGAGTCGAGAACTTAGCAAACATACTGCTACAAAAACTGGCAAGGGCACACAATATACTAAACGTGACCTTCCTGGACAAGACACCGCAGATGACGCTGACGAAAAGCGTATTAAGCGTCAAGCACGTAAAGATCGTAAAAAGACAGATGAAGATGCCAGTGCTCCACCACCAAAAGGACCAGATGGCCAATATCCTATAATTACTTCTGGACCAAACAAAGGCAAGCGTTGGACGCCAGAGGCACCTGGTCCTACAATGCCAGCGGCTGGAGCAAAAACACCTCCACCAGGAGTTCAACCACCTGCTGCTAAGAAAATGCAGGAAGCATTAAAGGGCGGGCAAAAGAAACTAGACGTAGATAAGGATGGCAAATTAGAAAAGAGTGACTTTGCCAAACTACGTTCAGGTAAAAGTGTAAAAGAAGCAGCCAAGCCAGACTTTTTAGATATGGATAAAGATGGTAATAAAAAAGAGCCAATGAAAAAAGCCGTGGCTGATAAGAAAAAAGGTGCTGTTAAAGAAGCATCAGGAAAATGTAATCATACACCAAAAGGTAAAAGCTGTCCTGTTCATGGGCTTAAAGAATGTGGCGGTATGTATGAAGGTGCTATGAGTGACTTGGATGCTGATCGTAAAGATAGAGCATATCAAACACGTCAAGCTAAAACCACAATGAAGCACGTTAAGGATCCAACACCCGGTGAAAAGAAGGCTGCTAAAGATATTAAGCCTGGCATAAAAGGTTATTCGGATCGTGTAGCAATGTTAAAATCAGCAGAGAAAGATGGACGCCTAAAAGAAGCCAGCAGTGCTAAACAACAGGCCGCTATTGCTATTGCTAAAAAAGCCAAAAAGTAATGCCTTTACCTAACTGGATTGACGACTACGGTGCTTATATGGCTCTAAAGGAAAATAGACAGATCTGCTTTACCTGTAAGTGTGAGCCACATTGTAATCATAGTTGTCAAGAGTGTGAGAACTGCCCAGACTGTAATTGCATAAGTTGTATGGAGAAGGACATAAAATAATGGATATGAAGAAAATACTACAGGCCTTAGATAATCCTGCTCCAGTAAAGGCAGAAGGCGCAGGCGATATGAAACGCCTACTACAGATTATGGAAGGTAATAATCGTCTGACACAAGCTGAAAACATTATTATGCAGGAAAGTCCTCGACCTGTGACACAGCCTATGCTGAATAAAAGCAAAGACGCCAAGCCCAGTATGATTGGCAAATACTTTCGAACAGTAGAAACAGAATTAGCAGAATCACAGCAGCATAAAGAAGACAGTGCCACACGTTTAGCAAAACGTGTAATGGAACGTGTTATGCCCAAGGATGACGGCACATTCACTCCTAGTTTTGCACAACAAATATCGCAGTCTCCTTCTAAACCATCAGGTGGTAATGTTCAACCACAGGCCACTGTTGTATTAGGCGGCAAAGAATATAGCGTAGTATTACAAGGTGACCTACGTGGTAGATATAGTCCAGCACCTGGAACTCCTAGAGTCAGTGCTCAAGGATACATAGAAGGCGATGTTATCACCTTAACTATAAACCCGCCAACAGAAATGAAAGAAGGTGTTGCTGGTCCTAAACAGTGTTGGCCAGGACATCGTAAAGTAGGAACTAAGCCAGGCACAGGCAAGAATGCAGGCAAACGTGTAAATGACTGTGAAAAGATTAAAGGAAAGTGATATGGATTTTAAAGCGTTGATGACTAAATTAGAACAAATAGATAAGAAAGAGATTCTTAACGAATCTGTTGTACAACCTAAAAAAGTTGTTAAAAATCATATCAATGAAAATATTGATTTAAAAAGTAGTATTGCTCGTGCATTAATGCAGGAATTTGGAGTAAACGAAGCAGAAGATGATAAAACTACAGGCGATGATGCTCGTCCAGAAACTGGTAACGAGCCAGGTGGCACACAGCAGTCAGCACCACAGGCACAAGACGAATTCGCTGGCGTAGATTCTGCGATAGGACAACAAGCTACTCAATCAGCAGCCGATGCTAATCCAGAAGTATATGGGTATAGCGGTGGTCAAGAGTCTCCTCAGGCAGCAATACAACCAGCAGCAGGATCACAAGCAGACGATGCTTTCCAACAGGCCAACCAAGAACCATCACAAGATGATCCGGCACAAGGTGGCGATGCTATAGGACAAGCTCAAGCTGCTACTCAACCTACTGCACAACCTACTGCACAAACTCAACCTGCTGCACCAGCAGCACAACCAGCAGCACAACCAGCAGCACAACCAGCACAAGCTGCACCAGTTAAACCTGCCGCACCAGCAGCGGGTGGATGGCAAGCACTTTATGCAGCTAATAAAGCAGTTATAGGTCCAAATCCTAATATGATTAAGCCTGGGCAAGTTTTAACAATGCCCGATAGTAAAAAATACACAGTTGCTCCCGGGGATACATTAAGCGCAATTGCTGCTGGTAAATTCAAAGGCAAACCTCCAGCACAGGAACAACAAGACGAATCCTTAAATTTGATTAGAAAGTTGGCTGGACTATAAAAGACTTGACATAGGTCTATAAGTAGTATATACTTTATACATAAAGGAGATACTATGTCAGGTCGTATGTATGGCCCAGAAGAAAAGGCCAAATTAGAACGTCTTATAAATGAAGGTTCAACTGTCCTTCGAGAAATCGAAGACCTCCAAGAAGGTTTAAAAGATACTGTAAAAGCAGTAGCAGAAGAACTAAACATCAAAACATCTGTAATTAACCGAGCAATTAAAATCGCACATAAAGGTGATTGGAATGCACACGATGCAGATTGGAAAGAAGTTGAAGCAATTTTAGACCTCACAAAAAAAATCTAATAAATATTCTTGAGAAAGGTAGGCAGGGCCATAAGCCGCACACAGGGTATTTGTGAGCCGTAAATCACATAGGAGTTATAGATGTATGTAGACGCTTATTTTCAGCGTGACGCTGAAATCATCAAAATTGTAGAACGCAACAGCGAAGGCCGCAGGGTTTTTAAAGAATTTCCAGCCCGTTATAGCTTTTATTATCCAGACCCAAAAGGTCGTTATACAAGTATATACGGAGAAACACTAGCCAAAGTAGTATGTAAAAATCAAAAAGATTTCCGAAAAGAAATGGCCATACATAGTAATAAAAAATTGTATGAAGCTGATATAAACCCAATCTTTGTCTGTCTTAGTGAAAACTATCTCAACGCAGAATCTCCAAAATTACACACAGCATTTTTTGATATTGAAGTGGACTTTGATCCAGAACGTGGCTATGCTAGCCCAGATGATGCTTTTATGCCAATCACTGCTATCAGTGTACATTTACAATGGCTTGATACATTAGTCTGTCTTGCTGTTCCTCCAAAAAAGATGTCAGTCAATCAGGCACAAGAACTTGTTAAAGATTTTCCTAATACACATATCTTCGAAACAGAAGCAGAAATGTTGGATACATTTCTTAATCTAATTGAAGATGCAGATGTCTTGAGTGGATGGAACTCAGAAGGATATGATATTCCATACACTGTTAATCGTGTTACCAAAGTATTAAGTAAGGATGATACTCGTAGATTTTGTCTATGGGACCAATACCCCCGCAAAAGAGAATATGAAAAATTTGGAAGAACTGCTACAACATATGACTTAACAGGTCGTGTTCATTTAGATAGTTTAGAACTTTATAGAAAATATACCTATGAAGAACGTCATACGTATAGATTGGACGCTATCGGTGAAATGGAAATCGGAGAGTCGAAAACAGTTTATGAAGGAACTTTGGATCAACTTTATAATAATGATTTTCGTAAGTTTATCGAATATAACCGCCAAGACTGTGCGCTACTCAACAAGCTTGATCAAAAGCTCAAGTTCCTGGATCTAAGTAATAAACTGGCACACGAAAATACTGTGCTATTACAGACTACTATGGGTGCTGTAGCTGTGACAGAACAGGCTATTATCAACGAAGCCCATCGTAGAGGTATGCAGGTACCTAATCGTACAAAGATGGCTGAACGAGACGATGCATCAGCAGCCGGTGCTTATGTTGCATATCCTAAAGAAGGAATTCATGACTGGATTGGGTCATTAGACATAAACAGCCTTTACCCATCAGCCATTCGTGCTCTAAATATGGGCCCTGAAACTATTGTAGGTCAACTACGTCAAACAATGACAGAAAACTTTATACAAGAACAAATGACTAAAGGTAAAAGTTTTGCTGCAAGTTGGGAAGGACGATTTGGTAGCTTAGAATACGAAGCAGTAATGAATAAGGAAATTGGTACTGAGATTACTATAGACTGGGAAGATGGTGGCATAGATGTCCTTAGTGCAGCAGAAGTCTATAAACTAATTTTTGAAAGCAATCAACCATTTATATTAAGTGCCAATGGAACAATCTTTACCTATGAGCGTGAGGGAATTATTCCTGGGCTATTGGCTCGTTGGTATAAAGAACGTAAAGAAATGCAGGCCAAACTTAAAGAATGTATTCAAGCAGGTAATAAAGTAGAAGAAGAGTATTGGGATAAACGACAGCTAGTTAAAAAAATTAACTTAAACAGTTTATACGGAGCGATTCTTAATGCAGGATGTAGGTTCTTTGATAAGCGAATTGGTCAATCAACTACTTTGACAGGACGAGTCATTGTTCGTCATATGGCTGCAAAGGTAAATGAAATTATCACTGGTGAAAATAACTACATCGGTAAAGCTATTATCTATGGTGATACAGATAGTTGTTATTTTAGCGCATATCGTGTGCTCAAAAAAGAGATTGATAAAGGACAAATTCCTTGGACTAAGGAAACTGTCGTCCAACTCTATGATCAAATAGCAGACGAAGTCAATCAAACATTTCCACAATTTATGCTAGACGCTTTTCACGTTCCTAAAACTCGTGGAGAAGTTATTCGAGCAGGTAGAGAGCTTGTTGCCAGCAAAGGGCTATTCATTACTAAAAAGCGTTATGCTGTACTATATTATGATAAAGAAGGAAAGAGGCAAGACATAGAAGGAAAACCCGGTAAGATTAAAGCTATGGGGTTAGATTTGAAGCGTAGCGATACTCCTGTTTTTATACAAGATTTCTTAAGTGAAGTTC